TAAGCAATTTTTCTTTACATTTCCAGCTTTAGTGCTTGGAAAACCAAAGTAATTGTTGTAAATTAGATAGTCGTTATTTAACAAAAATCGAATTTATCAAGAGTCAATAGCTGGGTTCGTAAGTCCAGAATCGCCCTGAGCGTGAGGGAGAACATAAGTGCGACTCTTGATAATTCAGAAACGGAGCAAAATGGTACTTAAAGTAGCAAAGAGAAAAGCTGTTTCTCAAAATCCAAGCACTTTATTAATGTATGGCCCTCCAAAAATAGGTAAAACTACAATGTTATCCAGTCTAGACAAATGTCTTATCATTGATACAGAGTCTGGTTCTAATATGATAGAAGGTCATATACTTAATGCTAATAATCGTAAAGAGTTAATAGATATATTAAAACAAGCTCGTGAAGGTCATGAGTTTAAATATATAGCTATTGACACTATCGATAAAATAGTGCAATGGGCAGAAGAAGCAGTTTGCCAAGAAAATAGTGTTCAAGCTTTAGCTGATTTACCTTTCGGAAAAGGATGGGGATTAGCACGTGATAAAGTAATGAATACTATACATGCGTTTAAAGACGTATGCGACCATCTTATTATAGTTGGTCATAGAAAGACAGCTAAAGCAGTAGTAGAAGGACAGGCAACAGTAGAGCCTGAAAGTCTTGATATTACTGGACGCTTAAAGAACATGATAATGTCAGATAGTGATGCAATAGGCTACGTATTTAGAGACGAAGATGAAAAGTTAATGATTTCATTCAAATCGGACGATGCTTTAGAAGCAGGTTCAAGAAGTCCTCATTTACGTGGTAAAATATTACCATTTGATTGGAAACACATATATAAAAAGGAGACTAAATAATATGGCATTATTTAAACCTGAAACTACTGGTGGTAGTAATTTTAGTGGTATTTGCCCTTGTACAATAGTCGATATACAAGATAAATCAGCAGATTTTGATTGGGCTGATATATATCTTCAAGTAACGCTATTACAAGATGGAAGTAAATATACTAGAAATGCCAATATTGTTGGTGGTTTTGAAAAAGAACCTAATGGCAATGTAAAAGGTGGTAGTGTAATCAAAAGAATGTACTCATTCTTCGCAGCAATTAATTGTGATGCTGGTATTAATATAAAAGGTGAGTGGGAAGATGCTGAAGGGAATAAAATAGATGATATTGCTCATTTCTTAAGTTTCGCAACAGAAGAATGGGATGGCGAAACTCCTGGAGCAGATGGTAAATATCTAGCATATTTCTATAAACAAGCACCTAAGAAACCTGGAAAGCAAGCATATAATGTTGCTCATTATAAAATCTATCCTAATGGTGGAAATTGCAAAGAGCAATTACAAAAGGATATAGATTGGATGAAATCTAGAGGCTACATCAAAGAGGATACGGGAGAAGCTCAACCTATCCAGCAAATTGATGCAGAAGATTTAGGTTCATTAGCATTAGATAATCTATAATGCAATATGTTGAGATAGCACAAGGGACACCATACAATAGAGGTATGTTAATCCCTAAAAATGAATTATTTCAGTATATTGATATGAATAGCACGTTATATCGTTCTGCTTATACATATAATAAAGAAGCTGTAGAGTTCGCTAAAAAGAATGGACATACGCTTAAGAATTATTATGGAGAACGTAGTATTGATAAAGTGTTAATTGATATTGATAAACAAGATAATACAGATGAGCATACTCTCAACTTAGCACGTAGTATTATATTTGATTTAGAAGAGTTAGGCTGTACTCATAAAAGCATGCAACCATATTTTAGTGGCAGTGGATATCATATCGTTTTAAGTAACGATTGTTTTGAATTTACTGCTTCTAATGATTTACCATATATAGTAAAGAATACAATGAAAAAGTTGTTTCCTCACGCTGATTATATGGTATATATTCGGACTGCATTGTATAGAGTACAGCACACTCTAAATCAAAAAACAAATCTGTATAAAATACCCTTGACTATAAAAGAGATAATGAATGAAAAATCAGAAACTATTCTAGAAATGGCTAAAAAACCTAGAATAGAGTTCCCGTATCAGTCTTTATTAGGAGAAGGAGAATTATCAGAGTACGTGCAAACTAACGTTCCGAAGATAGATGCATTAAATAAAGTTAGAGAACCATTAACAATAGTTCCTTGTGTACAGCAAATGCTTATGCAAGGACCGCAAGATGGTTGTAGAAATACAACAGCAATGCGCATTGTTAGTCATTTAAGACGAAATGGTGTTCCTAGTTATTATGCAAAAGCTGTTCTTACGGAATGGAATAAAAATCAGCTAAATAAAGAAGTTCTTAATGGTATAGTTGAACGTGTTTATAATGCAGGTTATCAATATGGATGTAAAGATGAGATAATGGAAAAGCATTGTAAAACTAAATGTATACATTTTCAACGTAAAGACTATATGATTGAAACAGCATCAGTAGAAACTCTACAGGCTAAATTAAAAGAAAGATTAACAACTGACTTTAGTGGTCGTACAGTTAATCTGTCTAAAGCTTTAGGTATGCATCATATTGATTGTGATATATATCCTGGAGAACTTATTACTGTATTTGGACGAACAGGTTCAAATAAAAGTACGTTTGTTCAAAATTTAGCATTAGGAGTTGATTTTGCAAATGACTCTATCAATCCAGAGTGGCAGATACCAACATTATTCTTATCATTAGAATTAGCAGATTGGTATATGCATAGACGTGGATTACAAATTGTATCAGGATTAAATAAGGACCAAGTTAATGACAACTTTGAAGATGTATTTGAGAAACATAAAGATGATTTAGCTCATATAACATTTCAAACAATATCGCCTACAATTGACCAGATACAACAAAAGATAAAGGAATTGCACCCATCATTAGTAATAGTAGATTATATCGATTTAATAGATACACGTGGTAATGGAAGAAGTGAACATGAGAAAATTAAATATATTTCTCATAGCTTATCTAATATCGCAGTTAATATGGATGTAATTATTATACAAGTATCTCAAGTTAGCAGAGAACATAGTAAAGGTGAAGATGCGCTGTCATTGTATGCAGCTAAAGGCTCGGGAGCTATAGAGAATGCTAGTAGAAAAGTTATTTCAGTTGATGGTCAAGCTGATAACCCTAAGAAGAAAATAAAAATGCTTAAGAATACAGACGGCGACTCCAATTGGGAGTGCGATGTAGAATGGACAGATAGTTTCAGACTTAGGAGAACACATGAATAGAATAATGAACTTCTTAATTGATATTCAGATTACCAAGAATTGTACTTACATACAATTGTTTAAGTTATTTTTAATAGGTATCACGTCTAAAAATACTGGAGTTAGTAAAGCAACATCATTAACTCTTGGTATATATAGATTACATTTTACCTGGATTATAGCTATACAAGATAAACATGTAATGAATACTCATGGTATCTCATAAATCAAAAAGACAGACAAAGGTAATTTCTGAGTGGCAACAAAAGTTTCAAAAGAAACTTAAAAAGTTACATGGAAATCATTGGAGAAATGTATTTCATAGGCTTATGAAAAAATCATCTACTTTAAAAACTACTCTAAAAAGACGTAGTAAAGAATATGAAGTAGAATTTTCTATGAGTCTTAAAGAAATACGTGATACTCTATTAAAAGAATATGGTCGCAAATGTAGATATTGTGTTAATAAACTCGATATCAATAATATGGTTTGCGACCATATTATTCCACTAAGCTTAGGCGGTGATTCAACTTCAGATAATTTACAAATGATATGTGATAGATGTAACCGAAGAAAAGGTCCATTAACACATAAGCAATTTGCAAGCTTGTTAAAATTCTTAGGTAAAATTGCCAAGCCAGCTCAAGATTACATATTACGTAAACTTTCAAAATCAGATGTAATGGGAGGATAAATGAAAAAACAAATCATAAATTATATTATATTAATTGTACTTGCAATAGCAGCTAACTATCCTATTTATAAAGACTTACAGGATTCAGTTAAAGTAGCTCAAGCGACTATATCTAATGTAAATTCTATAGTCTCAGAATTTAACAATGAATTAGATAGCTTAGAAAGTGATATATTAAGTATATATGTACGTGCTGATATTAATAAAGCTCAATTAATGTCAGAGATAGATAGCACGTTAAATAAAATAGCTAATATTAAAGTTGAAACTGAAGTTATTAATGATAGATTGAATCAATTAATTGATGCAAATAAATATAAAGTAGTTGTAGATAAAAAAGAAGAAGAATTAAAAACAATTATTAAAACGCAACCAATTCCAGGATTACCTGGATTTAAATAAAAATTAATGAGAGAGTGTTGTAACCGTGAGGGCAACAAGGGTTACGACGCCTTAATTCCTTTCTGCGTCGCAAGAACCCTGTTAAGCTCTCTCATTAAATTAACAAAAGGAGTAAGATGGAAAAAGATACACTAACAAAAATACAAGAGTATTTTGCAGAATGTAATCCAAAAATGTTTAATAACAATAGTGATTTTGATTTAGATTTAGAGTTTGGACAGATATATGAAAAATCATTAGCTTTAATTTTGCAAGATAAGAAGATAGAAGTTAAAACAGAACGTAATAAATGGAAAAATACTGGAAATATAGCTATAGAATTATATAATCATAATAAAAAATCACCTAGTGGTTTATCTGTAACTAAAGCAAGTTATTGGGCAACTATATTGGTTGATGATTATAAAATTCATAGTATACATATATTACCAGTAGAACGTTTAAAAGAACGTGTTAAAGATATAGTTCGCAATGGTGGTGGCAAGATAGTAATGGGAGGAGATTTCAAAGCTAGCGAAATGGCTTTAATACCAATAGAGGAGATATTCGGATATGAACCCAGTAATTAAATATTTACAAACTCATCAAATAGTTTCAAAAGAAGGAAGTACAAGATGGTATTCAGTTGCTGGAAGTAAGCAATGGGTACCTTCAGTAACATCAATATTATCAGCTGCAGGTAAAGGAGAGTATTTTGACAAATGGCTTGCTAATCAAGGTGGTTGGGAAAATGCTTGCAAAGTAAGAGATGCTGCTGCTGAACGTGGAACAATTGTTCATGAGATATGTGAAGATTTACTAAATGGAGAAGAAGTTATATTAGATGCTGAACCAGATATTGTTAAAAGAGTTATGTGTTTACAAGAATGGTATAATGATTATGAGCCTGAAGTAATTGTTCAAGAGCTAATGCTAGCATTTCCTGGTGTAAGATATGCTGGAAGATTTGATATATTAGCACGTATTGATAATAAAAATGTATTAATTGACATTAAAACAGGTAGTCACTATAAAACTCACGATTTACAAGCTACAATGTATAAAGTACTATGGGATACTATAGTAGAGCATACAGGAGCAGGGAATGAATATATGATTGATGAAATATATGGATTATATCTTAATGATAAATGGAAAAAGAAACCTAATCCACAATTTAAACAATTAAAATTCCTTCCAAATGTAGTTAAAGGTGTCGTAGATTTATGGTACTGGCTAAATAGTGACTATAGAGGAGCAGACCCAAGGCCAAAAGAGAGTATGAAACTGCCAAACTGTTTCAAACTAGGGGTTAAAAAACATGAATTAGATAATCTATTATAAAGGAGCAAATAATAATGGACAAATTATATAATAAAGAAAGAAAGTACAATAAAATACCTATGGAATCAATAAAATCGTCACATAGAACAAGAGGTGGAAATACTAAATTTGCAAAAGAATATAGAAACCTACCTTGGCAACAAAAAGTAAAGAAAGCTGCCTTAGAAGCGTCTGACAATGGAAGATGTTGGTGGGTTTATGATTATATAATGAGAACATCATTACAGAGAAGAGAAGTGTAATGGGATTACAAGATATAATATTACAAAAAGTACTAAAGATAGTTGACAATACTATAGGAAAGAAGTTTAAAATTGTCGATGACCTAACAGACCTCGTACAGGGGTCTGAAGGTCGTCTAGATAAACTTGAAGAACGTATTACTAAATTAGAGAATAAAAGGAGCATGTAATGGGATTAGTGTCAAGTATATATGGTAGTAATCAAATTAGGTTTCGCTCTGGAAGTCGTAAAGGTAAAAGCAAATATCAAATTGCTTTAGAAATAGAATATAAAAAAGATAAAGAGTATCGCGACCCAGAGCTAATTAAAGAGTTGAAAAAGAAAATTGAAACTCAAAATTATTTTAAGAAAAAGAATAAACTAACTAAAAAACAACGTAAAGCTAAATTTATGAAAGAAGGTAGAAAATGGAGATAAAACATTATAATGCTATAGCTAAAATATTAGGTGGAAATCTTTTAGGAGACAATAAATTAGATATGCTAATTAATAGTTTATCTAAATATTTTGAATCAGAAGATGAAAACTTTAATAAACACGATTTTAGAGCAGCGTGCTTAAATGGGCATAATATGGAAGGAAGCCTTGAAATGGATACTACCTACGTAGAAGAGGAGATAGTACCTAGAAAGGTAGAAAAAACGCCTTATACATGAAAGCCTAAAGAAAGCTCAGTTGCAGAGCGAATAAATGAAGACTTTAAAATAGCTATGGCAAATATGCCTAATATAATTGGTAAGAACTTTAAAAAAGGAGCTGGAAATGGCAAAAAGAAAACCTAAAATGACTACTGGAGAAGCTGTTAAGATATTAGCTAATGAAATGAAAATAGTACAGCAAAATCAAGCTAATATATATCAAATATTACAGAATCATGACTATATGATTAAAGATTATTCTGCGTTATTTGAACAATATATACAACATACAAAAGACGGTAAGTCTTTTATTAAAAAGATGGAAAAGTTAATTCAGGAGAAAGTAGATGAACAGAAAGCAAATGAGCAAGCTGATGGACAAGATACAGATGGAGATAAGCAAGACAAGAGAGTCAGGACAAAAGGAGTACGCTCACACAAAGGATAATGTATTTGCAAATTTTGAACGTATTGGTAATGCATTGGATATCAATCGTGAAAAAGTATTGTTAGTATATCTATTAAAACACGTAGATGGCATTAAAGCCTACGTTAATGGATATCAATCCCAAAGAGAAGACGTTAGGGGGAGGATTACTGATGTAATCGTCTACCTAATGTTGCTTTGGGGGATGATTGAAGAAAAATAGTACTCACAGCTGACTGCGATTATTCGTCGCCAAATCCAAATAGAGATAAACCACTGCCAGGTGTTGGTGGTGGTTTTCTCTTTCCTGTTTCATAATCTTCTTTTAATTCAGAACCTTTTTTCTGTAACTGTAATAGTGGGAAACCAGTAGTTTTCTCCATTATTCTAATTGGATTCTCAATTAAATTATCAGGACCTGCTATATCTCTTACCATTCTTCCAAATGGAAACATAGTCCATACATAATATTTACTTACTTTTGACCAATCATCATCTATCATAGCTCTCATAGATGTAGGCAATAGCCGAAAGATGGGAGGAGTTACCATCTGCAACGGAGCAAGTTGTTTCGGCCATTGCCCAAAGAAAGCTCTATCTCGTTCTTTTTCATTACCAAATATCCAATCAGCAGTATCTTGCATCCAATTCCAAGGAGCAGGTAATGCAGTTTCAAATAATGAATAAGCAAACATATTAGCTAGAGCAAATGTAAATAAATCTATTTGCATAGTACGTGCATATCTTTTATATGCTTCAGTTCCAGGTTTTAAACCATATATTTTAGCCTGTCTAAATACATCGTTCCTAAATCTAACAGCATTCCATGACCATAATTGGAAACGTGTCATTACTTTACCAAGAGCAGTACGTGCAAATGCAGGTCTAAATGGAGCAGAGTATAAGAATTGTGTAGCTTGAACACCTTTTTTAGCTTGCTCTATTAAGAATGGATGTTCAGGGTCTTTAATAGCCCCACCATATCTTTTCCAAGCTTGTATATAGTGAGCCATAAAAGCATCTCTACGTATCATTCTTTCAGGAACAGTCATAAACTTAGACGCAAATTGTACAAATTTATCTTTTATACCATATTGTTTAGCAATCTCTTGTACAGTGATATCTGATAATTCAGGGTCTTTGGTCATCTTTCTAGCAAGAGCTTCAGCAAATTCTCTATTTTTACCTTGTTTAATTTCTTTACTTAACCCTAATTCATACAACATATATTCAGGAAATACACCAGAACGTACTACAAAATCATTAACATCTTGCATAGAGTTCCATTTAGAATTAATATTTTGCTTTAACCATTCTATACTACGTGCATTTCTCCAATTAGTCCAACCTGCACTTTCAACAGTATGCATAGTTCCACCAAAGATATTAGTTACCATAGATTTTGGATGTGCTAATAATGCAGCCATTTCATATTGTGCTTCAAGATTTGACCAATGTCGTAATTGTTGAACATCAACACCTTGCATATTTTTAGGAATATCAGCTTTAGTTAATCCGAAACTACTTAATATTTTATTTAAACGTTTTTCTACATTATTATCTGCCCACCACGCATATGGAGTCCCACGTAATTTCATAGTAGGGTCATTTAAAAAGCTTTCAGGTATCACTGCTGGATTACCAATCGCATCTTGAACATACAACTTCATAAAGTTTTGCCAAGCAACAGCTTGTTCATGTCCCCATTTAGGTTTCATATTTTTATACATTTGTTCAATAATACTACGTGAGAAAATTTGAGATAATTGTTTATGATAAGCATTGACTAATGAACGCGCATAGCCTTCTGGAGCAGTTGCGTCAATAGACCATCCAGGGATATGCATAGTACGACTAAATTGAGAACCTGCTTTACTTAAATCACTAAACCATTTTATTTTATCAGATTTCTTATCACGCTTAGTAGAAACATGATGTATGACTTCATCAAAGTTATTCCAATTTTCGCTAAATCCCCATTCGCCAGTTAGAGTCTTATTCTTCCAAACTAAACTTTCTAAATATTCGTTTTTCTTTTGTAAAGCAACTTTAGGGTCAGCATCAAATTCACTTAAAGGAGTTTCCTCAATACGACGTACAATCCTTTTTAAACCTTCACCAGCTAATCGTTTATTAAAATGCATGTGAGGGAAGTAATATTCAAAAGAACCTCCTAATATATTAGTAGGAGTAACGGGTTTATTTAATAATACTTTAGCTAATTCTTTATTTCCAGCTCTTTGAGCCATTTTAATCATCATCGAATGAGCTACTTCTCTTAAACCATCTATACCTATCTCAGTAGTTACATCTTTTCCTTGCCTCCAAGAGTTTAATAAGTATTTCATAAATCTACGTTCATCAACCTCTTTAACCCTTTTTCCTTTATCATGGAACCCAAGTAACATTTTATTTTCACTTAACCAATTCTCTTTACCACGTATAAAGCCATGCATTTCTTTAAAGAACTCATTATATTCTTTATTAATTCTATCAACTATTTCTCTACCAGTATATTCTTTACGCTCTCCATCTAATTCAACAGTATATTTTTCATTCAATTTATCTCCGTGATGTTTCATTATCTCACGATATCGCTCTGTATATTCAGTAGCATCTAACCTATCTCTTGCACTCTTAGGAGCATTTCTAAAATCTTCTGATTTAGTCCAATAATTATATTCACGTTCTCTAACTGCAATTTGTCGTAATGTTTCACCTTCTTTAAAAGAATTAACAAATAGTAGTTTTTCTTTAATTAAACGAACATATTCTTCAGACTTTTCAGATGCCGCATCCATAGTACGTGATATCCACCTTTGTACCATTTCAACGTGTTGAGTTGGTCGCATAAGCTTACCAGTTAATACTTTTCCACCTTTAGCTATATATAAACCATTTTCTTCCATTAACTGAATATCATCACGCATAAGTTCTCTGTTGATTGTTTTAGGGAACAACCAGTGATGTCGTTTTGATAATTCTGTAGGCCCTTTATTTCCAAAAATACGCTGCCAAATAGTTCCTGATTCAATATCTCTAAACCAGTTATTTAATATGTTATGGTCTTCTTTGTTTAAGATATTTAAATCTTTACCTAATAATGCTCTTACAACTTCGGGAAAATTTTCAACAAATTTATTGTTCTTGCCAGTAATATGCCCTATTAATTCTTGAGCTAAAGCTCTTTGTTCTGGTTTTAAATCATTAATTTCTACCCCAAGCTTTAAACCTTGTAATCCAGTAGAGATTTCTTTAGTACCTTTATCAATTAAATCTTGCTCTAAATAATCTATACCAGTTTTATCTTTGATTATTTTAGGAGCATTTAATAATCTTTGTTGATTATATTTTATTTGCGATTCTGTTAAAGGTCTCCAGCTTTCGTTAATTAATCCCGTTACACCACCTATAGTATCATATAAAGCTTTATTACTAATAACTTGAGAATTGATACCTAGCTTAGAAACTGCGGTACCTGAAGCCATTTGTTTTAAATAGCTTAACACTTCTTTTACTACAGGGTCTTTTCCTGCTTGAATACCTTCTAATTTTTTAATTGATTTTAAATTACCTCTTTTAAATGAACCTAATATTAGATAATCTAACATCAATGATTGTTTCTTTGTAAGTTGATGTTTTTTTCTAAAATCTACAATCTTCTTATCAATAGTAGCTCTATCTAATACGGCAGATTTCTTATCTTTTGATGAAGACTTCCAGCTATCAGGCACCAATTTAGATAATTTATTGTCAGTAATAAATTCATTAATTAAATCTAATTCTGCTTTTGTAAATTGACCTAAGTCTAACCCAGCCATTCTATTTCTCATGCGATTTAATAAATAATTACTGCTTTTTAATTCTGCTGCAAATTTATGTAAATCTGGAATCATTGCTTGTTCTAAAGCAGTCATTTTATTATATAGACGTGTTACATTATCAAATGTTGTAATGTTATACATATCATTTAAGAAAAAGTCTTCAGCTTTACGTGCTATTTCAGATAAGATTTTACGCCTCATACGTTCACCTTTACCAGTCATCTTATCTGCAAGTTCCAAATCTGCTCGTTTAATATAAATTCCTCCACCTGGTTTATTAACGTTAGGCCTATCAATAGCCTCATTAAATAAATCAGGGTCTTTTGCTATCAACCTTCTACGTAAAGGGTCGTAAAGATTAAAAGTATCAGGCACTTCGACTAAATCACCATTCTCATCTAATACGTGTTTTTTGAGCAATTTAGATTTAGTAAATATAGATTGTAATAAAGTCTTTGCTTCAGGAACTTTAAAAGATGTACGATTTAATAATTGCATTAAGTCGCTATATGCTGGGTCTTCAGCTGCTTTATTAATACGTTGATATGTCTCTAGGAAAGTTTTAGGGTTTAATCGTCCAATTAAATTATCTGACCAATCTAAAGGTTGCATTTTTTCAGCAATAGTCGGTAAAAAGCTATGCTCTCTTTGAGTAGCGTCTAAAGTATATAATCCCTCTCCTAACTCTTGAATTTCTTGCATCGTATATCTACGACCAGTTTCATAATTACGTCCCCAATATGCTCTATTTAAATTATTAACAACCCCATATAAACCACCTTTTAAATCCCAGGATGTTAAATCTTCTTTCTTTAAACTTTTTGATGTAACCCAGTTTTTACCCTGTTTCTCATTTAACTTGATATTAAAATGAGCTTTATGAAGTGCCATGAACCATTGCTCAGCCGCTTTTAAACCAAGCTCGTCCATAGGGTCAGATGAGAAAGCAACTTGTGCTCTACCTAATTCTCTAGCGTAATCTCTCCATTTATCATGAGTTTTAGCTGATAATATAACTTGAAATTCTTTCCATATAGGCTTGTTAGTTGCCTGGTCCCATCCTAATTGCTTCTTAAATGTAAACATATCGGTTTTAGGATTACCACCATTAGCTAACATAGCATGTACATCTGCCATTAATTGCTTAGGCATTACTGCAGACGCTCCCATTTGAGCTCTTCCACGCACTGCAGCTTCAGAAATCCTACTACGTTCATTGATAGCATACATTGAACCACGAGCATTCATTAAGTCTCTTTCTTGTTGAGTAGCTTTGATAGTAAGAAAATCTCTATATGTCCAAGGCTTTTTTGTATCAGGATTAGTTGGAGGCAAGCCTAAATCATTTAATAATTGTTTTGGTAAAGGAGACATTTTATTATCTCCCACATACTCTTTACCGTTTTCTTTAAAATAATATTCACCTACATTATCTTCAAATCCTTTTTTCCAAGATTCTTTAAAGCCATGCTTTTCACCACCAAAAAATACAAAAGCCTCATCACCATCTAAATCTGCTCCACCCAATGCTTTCATAACATGACCATGCAATAATACTCCATAACCTTGACGCCCTGTAAATCCTCTAAATTCTAAAACATGAGCACCAGATACTGAGTCCATTGGAACACGTAATGCTAATGCTCTAAATAGTTTTTGGAAATCTACCTGTTTATATCCAGGCATCTTTCTTTTAGTCCATAACTCACCTAAAGTAACTTTACCATCTCCTTTAGGACCTAAGCCTACAACACCTGTATTAATAATAGTTTGTTCATACCCGTTGTCTAAAAAGAATATTTTTCTACCGTTTTTACCATTTAACTCTTTTAATCTAGGATTAACTCCATCTAAATCAATCTCTAAACCTTTATCATAAGGCCTCATTCTCGCAGCAATCGAATTTTCTACACGTGGTCTAGTTACTTCACGTACTATAAAATTCTTTAATACTTGCATTTTATAATCACGCACATCCTTATCATAAAACATTGCATTTAAAGGATTCTTTTCTCTAGACTTAGGATTATTTTTAAGCCACTGCCTAGCTATTTCAATCTTCTTTTTATATGCAGACATTTCAGATTTTAGCTCAAGCATTGAATCATTAAAGTCATGCTCCCCAATTTCTCCAGCACGATAATCTTCTAATAAACCTTCTTTTTGCCTATTAATCATATAAAAGAATAATCTATTAGTAAATATCTCATTACCTGGCTTGCGCAATCCATCTACAATACGTTCAATGCCAACGTTATCTAAGTTTCTCATTACCTTATCTATTGATTTTTCTTGCCCAAACTTGTCAGCACTTATATAATCATCATAGATTTTATTAGCCTCAGGAGTTCCATCATATCTTTTACCTACAATACTTTGTAACAAGTCTTTAATAGTAGCGCGTTCAAAAGGAGTTTTAGTATTATCTAATACTGCTGCTAATAATTGTTTTGCTACTCTTTGATTTTTAGCAAGCTTTGAATCACTAAGAACAGAATAATTATACTTAACATGAGAAGGGTCTAATTCATATATTGGAGCATCAAATGTCAATCCTTTTCTTTTAGCAACTTCATACTTGCCAACTGTACGTAATCCCATTTGCTTTGCCGCTGAAGTGTGAACAATCATATTAACACCTTTGTCTCTCATAAACTTAGACATTTTATCTCCAGCACCATGCATCATATATTTACCTAAAAATGCTCCATGTTCACTGCTTGGACTTACAATAAAGGACTTATTCTGACCGTGAGGGTCAGCCATTCCAGAATCACCATTAATACCTTGTAATGTTCTATTTTCTACAATAATAGAGCCATCAGTATTTTCTTCTAATTCAGTAGCTTTTCTACCAAGAAAAGAAGAATACTTAGGGTCTTTTTCCATTTCCTTACGTACTGATTCTGGTAAATCATCTACTAGAATATATCCCAATTTCTTTCTACCATCAGCGCCATCTATCATTTTAATTCGATTATTATTTTCAGTTTTAAAATTAGAAAGATAATCTACATCACCTTCATATCCATTAGTAAACCATATTTGAGAACGTTTATTAAAACCTTTAGAATTTTGTATCCAATGTCCTATCGGCTTTTTAGTTTTAACATCTAAAGAAAACATCTTTTTAGCACTAGCTCTAATAGCGGATGTGCTGCTTACATCAAATCCATTAAATGCCATATCATATAGTAGATTAGACATATAGCCTTCATTAAATAGCTCTTGAGCATCTTTTGCATTTAAACGATTTTTAGATGTACTACTACTAAATTGTTGCTTAAAATCAATAGCTTGTTGGAAAGCAGCTTTTTCCATATCAGCCATTTTTAAAACTTCTTTCATAATACCAGCTTTTCTAGCCTCTGCAGTCATAGGATGAAATTTTGCAAAATACATTCTATCAGAGTCACCACGACCACTGAAATAATACATGTTATGCTGTTTATACATTTGATTAAAAAGACGTGCTTTTATTTTATTGTATTCCCTTTGAGCATAATCTTTAGCTTCTTGATAAGTATCTCCTTGAAATCTTCTATCTCTTTCTACCTTTTCTTGGAACCTCATTAGCTCCATATCAATTAATTTACCAGAGTCTTTATCTTTAAATGATATATGGTCAACAACACCTAGTGCAAATGTCTCAGACTTACCACCTGCTTCTTCGTATAATCTTTGTAATAATTTTACTGGTTCAAAAACATTCTTTGATTGACCACTTCCTGTAGAAGCTCCTTTATCTCCATCTAATATCTCTTTTGGAGTTAATAATTCATATATAGTTCTTCCGCCATTACGCATTCCAAAGTAATATACTTGTTGGTCCCATATTTGACGAGCCATCCACTGTCTTAATTC